CTAATTCAAAATTCAGCTTCGAGCGGATGACGTCGGAATATTGCGTGAAATTCAGCGAGAAACTGGTTTAGGGATTGTCTTTTTTGGTTCGCAGGCGCGTGATAGGGTCGATTCCAATCCTCGCGCAGTATGGTCGGTATATAAAAAGCGCGAGGTAGCTCTAATCGTTGAGCTTTTTAATCGGTATCCTTTAAGGGCAAAAAAAAAGCAAGGGATTTCGTGATATGGCGTGAAGCGGTCGGGCTTTGGTTGCAGGTAAGGCATACGGGTCATCATTACCCTCATGATTGGTCGGCAATTGAGGCGTTAGCTCGGGCGCTCAGCGAAACCCGTCAATTCGCGTCCCCCGAGGTACTCGAAGTCATAGATGGCGTTTCGTGATCGCTTGGCACGATGGGTGCCACCGGCCGTAAGTCAAAGATTTAACCTTTCGCAATATCCACAGTTCGTTAGCGATTTTTATTCCCAATTCGGCTACGCGGGTTCCCTGTACCCCTTGGGACTCAACCAGAGCGCCCTCAGTTGGTCCAAGACCGAGGAGATCAGCGCCACCCTTCCCAACTACGTCACCGCGCTACGGCGCTCGCCACCAGCCTTCGCCGCCCAACTCGTCAGGGCTTCGGTCCTTTCCATGGCGCGCTTCACCTTCCGCAGCCGACCGAACACGTCAACACCGCGGCGTCAGTTCGGCACCAACGATCTGCTGCCGCTCGAGAAGCCGTTCACGAACATGAGCACCGGCGAACTTATCTCGCGCATGGAATGGTCGGCAGGATTGGCGGGGAATGCTTACGTCGTGCGGCAGCCGAACCTAGGCGCCAGTGACACAGATTCGCCGTATCTGTTGCGGGTGTTGCGGCCGGACTGGACGGCGATCATGTATGGGTCCAATCGCAACCCCTCTGATCCGAAATTCGCCGCCGACTCCGAGATCCTGGGCTACGCCTACCGCAACGGCGGCTTCTCATCGCAGAATCCGAACGACCTGGAGGTCTTCCTGCCCGATGTGGTGGCGCACTGGTCGCCATTGCCCGATCCGATGTCGCCCGGACTCGGCATGTCGTGGATCACGCCGGCGCTGCGCGACATCCAGGCCGATCAGTCGGCGCTCGAATACAAACTCTCGTTCTTCACCAACGGAGCGACGCCGAACCTCGTCATCAAGGGCCTACCGGCGACGACGACAGCACAGTTCAAAGAATTCGTCGATGCCATCGAGAAGACTCATGCTGGCAGCACGAATGCCTTCAAGAGCCTCTACCTGACGGCGGGCGCCGACGCGACCGTGATCGGATCCAACCTCCAGGAGCTCGATCTATCGTCGATCACGTCGCATGGCGAGACTCGGGTTTCTTACCTGTCGCGCGTTCCGGCGGTCATCCTCGGCATCGCAGCCGGACTCAAGGGCTCGAGCCTCAACGCCGGCAACTATGGAGAGGCGCGTCGCAACTTCGCCGATTCGTGGGTCTATCCGACGATGGCGAGCCTTTGTAGCGCGCTGTCGGTCCTCATCAACATTCCTGGCGGCGCGGAGCTATGGTTCGACACTGCCGATATCCCGCTCTTGCGGGAGGATGCGCTCGATGCGGCCAACATCGAGAAAGTCAAGGAAGAGACTATCGTGGCCTACGTTCAGGCGGGATTCAAGCCTGATTCGGTGATCGCGGCAGTGCGCGGCCAGGACATCTCGCAACTCGTTCACGATGATCGCTTCACGAGCGTTCAGCTTCAGATGCTCGCCAACGCGCTCAAGCCGCCAACCTCACCGAATGGATCGCCCAACGGCGGCACGTCCAATGGCGAATCACAGAACGGGTCGGCAGCCAAGGAACCGACCGCGCCGGCAGCGCCGGCCAAGGAGTCTTAGATGGCCGATACAAAGCCCTATGGCAGCGTCGATTATGCCGATCCCGGATACCAGTCGGACAAGGTGAAGCGTTATCCGCTCGACACTGCCGAGCATGTCCGCGCGGCTTGGTCTTATATCAACATGCCGAAGAACGCCTCTAAGTATTCGGCAGACCAACTCGGCAACATCAAGGGCAAGATCAAGGCGGCCGCGAAGAAGTTCAATATCGAGATCGCCGAGGAGCAGCAAGAGCAGAAGTCAATCGCGCGCTTCCCCAAAGACAACCTTGTTCGGATGCTCGCGCCAGGGCCCGACCTACAGGAGCCGGAGAACTCAGGGCCGATTCTGACCGGCCATTTCACGCCTTTCAATCAATGGACGAAGATCGACTCGACCTATGAGGGTCGCTTCATGGAGCGCATCTCGCCCGGGACTTTCAAGAAAGCATTTAGTGAGCCGCATCGGTCCCAGATCAAAGTTCAATTCGATCACGGCCAGGACAAGGTTGTCGGCGCTCAATTGATCGGCGTGCCCATTGAACTCCGCGAGGATGACTATGGCGCGAAGTATGATGTCGAACTCTTCGATGGCCTTCCGCCATTGTTGCTCAATGGACTGCGCAAGAAGGTCTACGGGTCATCCTTTCGCTTCCGAGTCGTGCGCGACGAGATCGACCAGTTCCCTGATCGCTCAGGCACCAATCCTGATGGTCTGCCTGAACGCACGATCAAGGAAGTCGAGGTCTTTGAATTCGGGCCGGTGGTGAACCCAGCCTATGCTGGGGCCACGGCTGGCATCCGTTCTGAAACCGACTGGTTTATAGCTAGGCAACTTGCCGCAGATCCCCGCTTCCGTGATATATTGCCGCCAATCCAGTCAATCGCACCCTCCAGGCTCGACGCAGCGGATGAACCGCACCTCGAGAAGGAGCGCAGCGAAGAGATCGTTGCTGTTCCTGTCCGTCGTGAAACCCAGGAGGGGTTTATTAGGTGGTTGACCAGGCAACGTTAAGCGAACTCCGCTCCGTCGAAGAGCTCGCTAACTACAAGAAAAGCATCGACGAACAACTTCGGACGCTCGATGAGCAGTCCGAAGGTCAGCAATTCGGTGATGAAGATCGAGCGCGTTTCGAGGATCTGGCGGACACGAGCCATGAGATCGAGAAGCGCATCGCCGAACTCGAAGGTCGCAAGGCGATTCTCAAGCGCATCGCCGATGGCAACCCCGAGCGCTTAGAGCGTGCCTACGAGCGCGTCGAGAAGACCCTCAACGGTCCCGAGATGTCCGGGTCGCGCAAAGAGCAGGACATCTACGACCTGCGAACGATCCGTTCCAACCCGACCGATCCAGATCGCTACAAGATGGAGCTTCGGGACCGCGCCCTTCGTGCCATTGAACTGACGCGCGATCTCCCCGAGCAGGACCGCCAGAACCCGCACTTTCCGACTCGCAATGAGGTCGAACGCCATCTCGAGAAGCTGATGGAGCGCACGCAGCAGACGACTCCAGGTGAAGTCGCGCGACTGATCCTCAATACCGGAAGCCCGGTTTACCGACGAGCTTTCTGGAAGAACGTTGTCGGCCTGCCAATCAACAACGAAGAGCAGCGAGCTCTATCGCTCGCCGGCTCCGGTGGTGGTTTTGCCATCCCCTTCGCGCTCGACCCTTCGATCATCCCCACCTCCAACAGCGTCGTGAACCCGGCTCGTGCGCTAGGGCGTCTCGTCACCATCTCGGGGGCGAACACCTGGCAGGGCGTGACTTCGCCGGCAATCAGCGCCTCGCGTGTCGCTGAAGGTACCGAGGCTTCAGACAATGCGACGACTCTCGTTCAGCCATCCGTCACCGTGACCAAGGCTCATGCTTTCGTCCCCTTCTCAATTGAAATTGGCGAAGAGTGGCCGGCACTCGAAGCTGAGTTCAACCGTCTTCTGCAAGACGCAAAGGATGACGAAGAAGGCACAGCGTTCGTTACTGGTGCTGGTACCGGCGTTAACCCGCAAGGGTTCGTCACGGGCGCTTCGACCACGTTCGCCTTCCCGACTGGCCTGACGATCACCGCCCTCTCGATGTACAACTTCGAGGCGGCACTCCCGCCCAGGTTCCGACCTCGGGAATCGTTCGTCGCCAATCGCGGCATTTACAACGTTGTCCGCGGAATCGACACCGCTGGCGGTGCAGCTCTCTGGCTCTACATGGCTCAGGGGCTCGTCACTCAGGCGCCGACTCCCGGCAACACGGGCGCAACCCTTCTCGGTCGCGGCGCGTGGGAAGGTTCCGCCATGCAGTCGACCATCGTCAACGCGACCAAGATCATGGTCGTCGGTGACTTCACCTACTTCCTGATCGTTGATCGCATCGGTATGACCGTCGAGCTCGTGCCGCACATCTTCGGTCCGGTTTCGCGGTTTCCCATCGGTCAGCGTGGCTTGTACGCTTACTGGAGGAACTCTTCAAAGGTTCTGTCATCGGCCGCATTCGTAGCCGGAACGGGAACCACGTAATTCAGCCAGACTTGGCAGGGCTACCGGTGTTGGGCCGGTAGCCCATCCCAACTCCAAGGAGAAAAGATATGAAGCGAATCACACTCAGAGCGACCTACAAGACGGCAGAGGGCGACTTCCAGCCAGGTGCGGCACTTGCACTGGAAGATTTCAAGGCCGATGAACTCATCAAGGCTGGGAAGGCAACGCTTTCCGAGCAGCAGATCATTTACACCCACGAGGATGAGATGCCTGAAACGGTCAGGGAAAAGGCACTCGAGGCTCTGGGCGTGGCTGATGCCGCTGGGGGAATCAACGCTCAGGTTCAGCGCGCCGCGGCAACGGCACGGTTCAGGAAAT